ATGATTACGCTGACAAGTACAAAAAGAAGCCGCCGATTCAGATAGGGATGTTCAAATAAAAGCCATAGAAAAGTCGATGCAAATGCATCGGCTTTTTTCTTTTCTGGGGAAAATAAAAAAAAGTAAAAAAAAGTATTGACAATTACTTTATAAGGGAGTATAATGAAGTCAGAAAGTTAAAAACAACAGCACTACTTCAAAGGAGGAATATAAAATGTTATACAGCGAATTCGTAGCAGGAACCGGATGCAGAGAAACCGATCACAACTATCAGGTTTACAAAGAGCTTGAAATCATCTACATGAACACCGATTGCACAAAGGAACACATCTACGAAATGGGCAGGAAGCTGGTAGACAACAGCAAGACAGAGGCGGAGCTGAAGCTTGAAGCCGAAATCAAAGAAGAAATCGAAAGCAACAAAAATATGATCGAAGTCTACAAGAAGGAAGTTGCGTGGAAGAAGAATTTGATTGAAGCTGACCCGTACGATAAGGAATTTGTAAAGGATTGCAAGCGGATGATCAAATACTACAAGGAACAGATTAAATTCCATCGCAATAAGATTAACGAACTGAAGTGGGTGCTCGCCTGAGCACCCAATGTAGGAAAGGAGAAGAAGATGTATAAGGCAAAATTCATCGGCGCAACGAGAGACAGGAATCCAAGAGAAGCGTGGAAGCACACGGAACTGTGGTATGAATACAGAGGGCATCAGTATTGCGTGGTAAAACACAATAACGGCTATATGGACAAGCCGCTTCGGGTACAGCACGAAGAAGCACAGCGGGAGATTGATGAAATGATCGACAATCCGAAGCCCGTTCGGGAAGGCCAGTACGAAGGCTCTGCTCAGGAAGGATTCGACCTGTTTTGGGAATATTGTGAGACAGGCGAATGGACTGAATAAAAAAGTAAAAGTTTTCAAAAAAAGGTATTGACAATTATTTAATTTAGATGTATAATAAGCTTAGAAAATTTGAAACGGAGGCCACGAAGATGACAACATTTAAGATGAAAGATGTGGAAAGAATTGAAAGCGCACTTGCAGAAGGCAAAACGGTTGAGATCGAGTTTCATACTCCATACGAAAAAGGAAACAAGATTGAGCTTGTAAAATCCGTAAGATGGGACGGCCTTGTATTTACAACAGGCGATTGCGTTTACACTGGAATCGATAAGCTCGTTGAACTTAGAATCGCGTAAATCACAAAGCCGAGCGGAGGCGGCAAAAGTCCTCCGCAGAAAGGAAAAGAAGATGTTTAAGAAATTCATTCAGCGGATCGTGGAAGCAGAAAACAGAGAAGACGCAATTCAGAATGTGTTCTACGGAGAAAACGGAGTTGATATGGCATATCAGCATGGCAAGATTACATGGAAAGAGCATCAGATGCTTCTGGATCTGATTGAAAAGCTTGCATAAGAAGGGGGAAAAGCAAAATGACAAACGAAATGATTATTTTCATCGAATCTCAGAAGTTGGCAGAGGCCGGAAAGATCAATTACACAGGCCGCACGTTTAAGGCTGTGAACATGGCTGGCGAAGAGGTCGAATTCAAGGAAACGGAAGCAATTCACACTTTCCAGACATGGAAGGCTCAGGGCTTCAGCGTGAAGAAAGGAAGTAAGGCGGTTGCGTCTTTTCCGATCTGGAAACACATTTCAAAAAAAGCTACTGTGACTGCCGAGGACGGCACAGAACAGGAAGTTGATAAGTCAAGGATGTTCATGAAGGTGGCGGCATTCTTCAGTGCATCGCAGGTCGAAGAAATGAAGGAGCGGCAGTAAGCCGCTCCAATGGAAAGGAGAAAGAAGATGGCTGTTTATTATTACGGAATGCGGCTGAGGGGATTTGCCCCGATGTGTCAGCCGAAAAAGGGCTTTTTAGAGCGTCTGGATGATTACACTGGGAATTATTGGGATATCCTCACATACGACCGAAAACTGACCGATAAAGAGCTTCAGGACTATGAATTGGACTTCTTACAGGAGGAAAACGTATAATGGAAAAGCATTTTGAATTGATTCGGCTGTATAACAGCAATGGTGCAACCGTAGCCGTCTGTTACAACAGGCTGGGCGGCTACTTCAAAGAGTACACTTTCCTGTGGTATTCAAAGAAAGAGATCATCCGAAAGCTCCGTCAGGAATACGGCGTTATTGTCAGGAGGGATGCCGGATAAAAAAAAATATAAAATATCAAAAAAAAGGCTTGACTTTTTCTTTATTATCGATTATAATAAGCTTAGAAAGTTAAGAAAGGCGTTGAGCCGAAAGGAGAAAAAGAAAATGATGACAAGGTTTGAACAGGAAATCACAGGAAAGCTCGGAGACTTCTGGAAAAGAAACGCACAGCAGGAAGTTGAGAAGTTAATGGACAGAGCGTACGAAATCGAAGTTGAAAAAGATGGAGCCGCAAAGTGGGTCAGCAATGGAAATTACCTTCCTTCCGATGTATGTGAGAAGCTGGTTTACGGAGGATTCGATTTTAGTCCGAAGGCAACCGAAATTAAGAGAAACAAGCAGACGGCGGACTTCCTGAATGGCTACAGGAATCACAAGCCGACAGCTGAGGAAATGTTTGAAATGAGAGCGGCGTTCGGAGAAGGAACAACAGTTGTCAATGTCCTGACAGGAGAAAAGATTAGACTGTAAAGGAATTCTATAAAAAGCTGACCTACCGGCATGACGGGGAGAAAGGAAAGGAAGATGGGATACTTTAATTTACCGAATGGAGAATTTGAGCTTTTTATGAAGAAAAGAGGCCGTGGGAATTCTAAGGCGGAATGGAAGTCTGTAATGATGACCGACAGGCTTTACCCGGAAGAAATCGCAGACTGCGTAGAACGCTGGTCAAAGAATTACAAAGTCGTTGCGGCACGCTTCAACGGACGGGCAGTAAAAATACCCGAAGGCTATCACTGGGAGATTCGGTTTAAGGATCAGGTGATTGGATGCTATAAGACGAAAGAAGAAGCGAGAGCGGTTACAGAAGAAAGAAGGAGGTCAAACTGGGGCAAGCCTTTATCAGAACATATCATGATTGGGACTATCGTTTTTGTAAAAGACTAAATAATAATCCTTGCCGGTGGGATGGTTAAACCGGCAGGAGGCTTTATGAAGGTATTTGCTTATAGCAAGAAAGATAACCATAAAATAGCTGAGTTGAATAATATCACAAGCGCATATTACGAAAAGGATAAAAAGAGGCTTATTCTTGAAGACAGAGACAACAACAGAACTTTCTTCGACATCAGGAATGTGAAGGTTACGCTATATCAGAATTGAGGAGAGAAAAGATGAAGGTACCGAGGTTTATGAGAGAATTCGCAAGCTGGGTTTGCGACGAGATTGAGGGAAACGAGAACATCGACTACTTTGAAATGGAGGAAAAGTTTCAGGAAGTGCAAAAGATTATTCGAATGTACGAAATGGGTATAATTCCGGTCAGAGAAGCAATGAGAGCATTAGACGAGGTTTAAGGAGGAAAAGATGATACAAGTAACTTTTGAGTATGCAGATGCAATGAGCAACTGGGAATGGCGGCGGCAGACCTGTTATGTGTCTTCCGTTCAGGAGTGTATTAAGATTTACGGACTTGGCGTTGACTGCGAGTACAGAATCATCGAGGTAAAGGAGGAAAAATAATGGGTAACAGAGCAGTAATTACAACAGAAGAAAACTGGAAGCATGATGGCGTGGGTATTTACCTGCACTGGAACGGCGGCAGAGATAGCGTAGAAGGATTCCTGAAGTATTGCGAATTGAAGGGCTATCGCTCGCATGATTCCAGCTATGGACTTGCGCGGCTTGCTCAGGTGATCGGGAATTTCTTCGGCGGAACGCTTTCCTTGGGGATTGATACACTTTGGCATTTGGATTGTGATAACGGAGACAATGGCGTTTACATCATCAAGGATTGGAAGATTGTAAATCGTGTATATTTTAACGGCGTGGAACAGCATGAATATCCGCTGAAAGAAATGTTATCCGCGATTGATGGAAGGATGCCGGAGAATGAGCGGTTCGGAGATGAGTTTATTGAAAATGATCCTGTTCCGGTTGGAGAGCTTGAAGTCGGGGATAAGGTATATGTAGTTGATGACGGAAAGGCAGAAATTCAGGAGATTGTCGGAATCGGAAAAGACTGCATGGTAAATGGGACAAACGTACATGGAATTCCATATACAAACCTTTATGGATATGACGGCAGATACGATCACAACATCAACAACTATTTGCTTCAACCTGCGTATGTCCGGCATGTAGAAAAACCGCTTGACAAGGTTTTATAATTTATATATAATCACTTCCGAGAGGAGGTGATTATATTTTGAAGAAGATCGTAAAGCCGTATCTGCTGAACCTGTCAGAAGTAGAACGGGCATTCGTTGAAGAAATGGCTTGGCGAAGCCGAAAGAAGCTGTCTGAATACTTCAGAAGCCTTGTGAATTCGGAAATGCAGAAGCACCCGGATATCGTGAAATTAGTGATCGGCAGGTTGCAGAAGAATGAAGGACTTTAAGAGTATAACGAAGACAGTTGAAGGCAACGAAGGCGGTAAATGTAATTATTCAACTCGTCTTGATACTTATGGTTGTGGATGTACTCATGATTGTTCGTACTGTTACGCAAAAAGCCTTTTAGAATTTCGTGGACTTTGGGACGCAAAGAATCCTGCTATTGGCGATATTTCAAAGATAAGCAAAGAAATCAAGAAGCTTCGCCCTTATTCATTTGTCCGCCTCGGAGGAATGACCGATTGTTTTCAGCCGCTGGAAAAGCTCCATCGTGTGACCTATAAAACAATTAAATTGCTGAATCGGCGTAAGATTCAGTATCTGATCGTCACAAAGTCTGCAATAGTCGCTGATCCTGAATACATGGAAATCCTTGATAAGGATTTAGCGCATATTCAGATTACGGTTACAACGCTTGATGATAAGCTGGCGGCGACATATGAAAAGGCATCACCACCTACAATGCGTGTAGAAGCGATAAAAAGGCTTCAAAAAGCTGGTTTTGATGTTTCACTGAGACTTTCTCCGTTCATTCCACAAAACGTCGATTTTGAGGCTTTTAACTCCTTAGAAATAGATAAGGTCTGCATCGAATTCTTGAGAGTGAATGCGTGGATAAAGAAATGGTTCGATATAGACTATTCTGAATACACGGTCTCGCAGAGCGGCTACTGGCATCTTCCGCTGAAAAAGAAGCTATATTATATTGAAAAGCTGACGGGCTTCAAAGAAATGACGGTGTGCGAAGATGAAACTGAGGCTTATGAATACTGGAAACATCACTTTAATCATAATCCTGATGACTGCTGTAATTTGAGGCGGACATAATGGGTATTGCTTGACGATGGAAGAATTATGTGATTTAATGTGCGGAGAACCTGAATCCGAGGAAGAAATGGAGGAAATCGAAAATGAGTCTGAAGATTGAATATGTAAAAAAAGAAGACCTGAAGCCGTATGTGAATAATGCAAAACTGCATCCGGCTGAACAGGTTGAGCAGATTAAGAACAGTATCCGTGAATTTGGCTTCAATGACCCTATTGCCGTATGGAAGGACAACGAGATTATTGAAGGGCATGGACGGCTTCTTGCGGCTATGGAAATGGATGAGTTGGAAACGGTTCCGATTATTCGCCTTGATCATCTTAATGACAAACAGCGCAAGGCGTATATGATTGCTCACAATAAGCTGACGATGAACAGTGAATTCAATATTGATCTTCTGAGCCTTGAATTCGAAGACCTGATGGATTCATTTGATATGACGGACTTCGGCTTCAATGAAGCTGAAATTTTGGAACTGACAATCGATGATTCCTTTGATGAAATTCCCAGCAGGAACTCCTATCAGCAGGAAGAACATGACGACAATGAATCTTATGATGGTTCGCAGGAAAATAACGGCGGCGAAAATTCCTATCCGTATGTAACAAAAGAAGATTTGAAAGAGTATGAGGAACGGGCTGACGAGCTTGTTACAAAACGAGTTATTATCGTCTACAAAACAGATGAGGATGAATCCTTCCTGAAAGAACTACTTGGAATTAAATCAGATGAACAGCTTGGTGTTGTTTATACGATTGAAAAAATAAAAGAACTTTCAGGGAGATAATATGAGCGAAATTTATTTTGGCATTCCGACGTACAAGCGTGTGGATAAACAGGACACGCTTGAATTTTTACATGAGATAGGCATAGATAAAGAACATATCATTCTTGCTACTCAGGTAGAAAAGGAATTTCAGGATTGCAAAGAGCGATATAACGATATTTGCACGGTCATATATCGTGAGGCGCACAATGCCTCGGGTAACAGGAACACGATCTTAAATCATCTTCCAAAGGACACAAATGTCCTTATTCTCGATGACGATATTACGGGATTCGAAAAAAATGTTGATGGAAAGTTGCAACTAATCAGCGGAAAAGAATTTCTGAAAATCGTTGAAGATATGTTCGCTCTCGCCCGAAAATATAACTGTAAATTATGGAGCGTTTATCCCGTTCGGAACGCATACTTCATGGAAGAAGATTATGTCGTAAAATTCAATCGTCCGATTATTTGCGTAAATGGCGTTATTACGAGCGATTTGAGATACAATGAAGATCAAGCGGTAAAAGAGGACTACCTTTTTGTCTGTGATAATCTCTCCCATGGGCACCCCACTTTACGGCTTGAAAACATTACCAGTACTGCTAAGCATTGGACTAATTCTGGCGGCTGTAAAGATCAATGGAATACTAATGATGAATGCACCGAAAGACTGCTTGCGGCTTATCCAGAATACATTAAAGAAAATACCAAAAGAAAAGGTGAGGTATTGTTGAAAAACAATATCAATGTCGGCGTAAAAGACGGGATGAATAAACTTCATCTTTATTCCGAAAATAAGCCTGTTAAGAAGATCGAACAGAATTATGGCAGTCCTCGATGGAGCGGTGAGATCACGGATTGCACAATGCCGATGACATTAGACACCTACAGTAACTGCTCATTCGGCTGTGTGTACTGTTTTTCTCAGTATCAGAGAGGAATCGGCGGCGCAAAGGAAGATTATCTCGCTAAGGTTGTACGGAGCGTAAATCCCGATAAAATTAAGCGAATTTTCACACATCCTGAGAGTAGTCAGTTTGGCGAATACGTAAAGACACGGCGTGTATTCCAATGGGGAGGTCTGTCTGACCAGTTTGATGAATTCGAGCGAAAATACGGCGTTACGCTGGAGCTTCTGAAATTCTTCAAAGAAATCAATTATCCTATCTGCTTCAGCACAAAGGCGGCGTGGCCTTTCTTCGATGAGCGGTATCGAGAAGTGTTCCGTGGGCAGGATAACTGGAATATGAAATTCTCTATCATCACTCTTGATGCTGAAAAGGCAAAGAAGATTGAAGTCGGTGTGCCGTCTCCGCAGGAACGCTTACGGGCTATGCACGAATATACAACACTCAATAAAGGCGGCGCTACTCTTCGGCTTAGACCGTTCATCATCGGCGTATCTTCAAAGGACTATAAAGACCTGATTATTGCCGCTCATGATGCAGGCGCTACCGCTGTCACGACCGAGTTCTTTTGCCTTGAAGCAAGAGCTGTTAACAACGCTAAGGAGCATTATAAAACGATCAGCGAGTGTTGCGGATTTGATATTGTGGACTTTTACAAGAAGCATTCGCACGGTTCTGGATATTTGCGGCTGAATCGTAAAATCAAAGAGAAGTATATGCACGAAATGAAAGCTCTTTGTGATAATCTTGGGATGCGGTTCTATGTCTCGGATGCGCACTTTAAGGAGCTTTGTGCTAATGGGTGCTGTTGCGGCCTTCCGCCTGAATGGAATTATAGCCGTGGGAACTTCTCATATGCGCTTCAGCTTTGCCGTAGGAATGGCGTTGTTTATTGGAGCGATATCGAGAAAGATATGTACTTCTTAGAAAAAGTTGAGTTCTGTAAAGCTGATGGATTTAATACAAACAGCTCTGAAAAACGAGCGAAATTCCATGATTCCAGCCTGAAAGATTATCTTCATTATCTGTGGAATAATCCAAAACAGGGGCAGTCTCCGTTTAAGATGTTCGGTGGCGTTATGGCTCCGAGTGGCTTTGACGAGAATGGCGATGTAATTTATGTGTATGATTCGTCAAAGACCTTTATGGAAGGTTATACGGGCTGTACCGGCTGTACGGAACATGGATTCTTTGATACCATCGAATAAAGGAGGCTGTTATGTTTGAAAAAGTGAATCCATCCCATCCTGATAAGATCGCAGATCGTATTGCAGGGGCTATTGTTGATCTGGCATACAAGAAGCAGGATAATCCGAAGTGCGCTGTAGAAGTCCTTATTGGCCATGGGATTTGCCATATTATCGCTGAGACTTCTGCTGATTTTACGGATGAAGAAGTTAAGGCAATTGTTTACAGAATTGCCGGAAAAATGATCGTTGACTTTTACCTTTGTCCGCAGGATAAGCATCTTGCTGAAAATCAGGCCGGAAAACTCAGGTGCGGCGATAACGGTATCTTCCGAGGAATTCCGACAACTGATGAACAGATTGCTCTTTCGGTTATTGTTCGTGATTTGTATAAAAAATATCCATCTGATGGAAAATACATTATCAACAAAAACAAGATTATTGCTTGTCAGAGTAACGTAAACGGGCTGGAGCTTGCAAAGAAAATTAACATGGAATATTCTGTTAAAGATGTTTATGCAAATCCGCTTGGTAATTGGACGGGCGGTACAGATGTAGATACAGGCGCAACGAATCGCAAGCTCGGTTCCGATATGGGCGATGCCGTAACAGGCGGCGGCATGCATGGGAAAGATTTAAGCAAGGCGGATGTGTCTGTAAATATTTACGCGCATATTCGTGCGCAACAGACAGGACAGCCTGTTGAATTGTATTGCGCAATCGGTGATGAGTATGTAGACGGGCTTCCGTATTCCGCGATCGTAGAAATAGCGCGAGACTATATTTTCAATCATTGCGGCGGTTTTGAAAAATTTGCTGAATGGGGGCTGATTTAATGGCTAACGAGCAGAATTTGCGTCCGGGAGAATATAAATTAAGCCAAGAAGAAGCCAAGAAGGGCGGCAAGGCTTCAGGGGAAGCAAGAAGACGAAAACGTGATCTCCGGCAAGCTCTTGAGGCGCTTCTCGAAAAGGATTTTCCGCAACGCGATAAAGAAGGCAATATTATAGGCACTGTATCCGGTGCTGAAGCCGTTACAACGAAGCTTTTTGAAAAGGCTATGAAGGGCGATGTAAAGGCATTTGGGATGCTTCGTGATACCGTTGGGCAGGCTCCGGTACAAAAAGTGATGGTGTCTGAGGTCGATAAAGACGTGATTGACGAAGTGGAAAGGGCGGTGCTGGAAGATGACCCGTCAGCAAGCGATTGATTTTCTGAAATATCATCCTGTGAAATTTGCAAAGATGCTGGGCTTTACGAAGCTCGGCTCTTTGCATATTGTGGATTGATTTATTGGGGGAATTGTGTTATAATTAGTTATAAAAAATAAAACTAAGGAGAAAGCACAATGAACGAAGTGTGGAAAGATATAAAGGGCTATGAAGGGATATATCAAATATCTACTTTAGGAAATGTAAGAAGTTTAGACCATCTTGATAAAAACAAAAGAAATCGCATAACTGGTAGAATTCTAAAAATGGGCA